CTCGTACCAACCACCCTACGGGAATGGTAACGAACCAACGTCGACCGAACAGCAAGGAACAACCAGCCGACAAGAAACAGAGAATTAACCATACGACCCCAATGAATACGAATGCCAGGGTCGACCAAGGGGAGGCAGGGACGAGTGCGAGTCATGCTCGAGCCCCAAATCAAGCAGCCCCGGATCCAGAGAGGGAAGCGAACCTCAAGCGCAACTTGAATGCCATAAAGAAACTGACTAAAAATGAGATTAAGAATAGATTAACACAATTGAAAATAGACCCCAAAAAATATGCAGAGTACGATTCCCCCAAGCTCAAGCGCCTCTTGGTGTACGCATTATTAGGAAAGATGAGCACATACTATGAACGGAGCAAATCAGCAAACGTGGAAATTGCAAGCATGCTAAGAAATCTTGGGTATAGCAATACGAATATCACTGGTAAACTAAAGATCCTTACAAGCCAAAGAAACCAAAGAACTACGCAAATACCACGCCACTGAGTCCGTTGGCGATTCTCAAGACGTTGTACGACAGCGCGTGGATACGGAGACGGCCCGAAGGGATGTTGGGATTCAGAGTGAGGTACAATTGTGACGTGTCCAACCTGCTGTAATTTGCGGCGCCGCTGGGATTGGCAGCTTCCGGGTGCAAACTGAAGGAGTACACGTAGATTTTCTTGGTCGGCACGCGCGTATGGTACGACCAGGGCTGCACGAGACGGAAGTACCGCGCGGGCCTCTCGCTGAAACGGTCATTCCCATTCATCAGCAACCGGGCAGTCTGGAATATGTCTTGGTCCGGGCATTCGGGCATATCGTAATTGAACCAATCGTTGCCTACCACCGTGTCGCTCTGGTACGAGGTGTACGCTTGGAACGCCCACAAAATCTCCTTGACGGGATGCGTCAGAGTCAGGGTAAATTTGCGCGTCGCCGCTCCGTTGGGACTGTTGTACGCATACACGCTCTCGGTTTGGAATTGCAGCTGCTCGATGAGGTACTCGTGTGGCATCTGCGCAAACCGCGAGCGTTCTTCCTGACTGAGGAACACATAGGTCGCAAACACGCTGCAATCCAGTGTCGGCATGCTCTGGAGGTTGACGCGAGTCACATTGGTCCGTATCAAGTCCATGAAATTACGGAACTCGAAATTCAGGCGCACGTCGTGGAATTGCAGAGCCACCAAAGGAAGCGCGCTGCCGGGCGTGGTGTTGAAACTGAATCGCAACGGCACAAACAGCGTCTTGGAGCCCCCAAAAGACCTGGCGTCCCAATCGATGCTGTAGTTCGCATACCGTCCGATCATGTCGCTGTACCCATCTTGTTTCTCAGCAGATTCAGTCAATTCGTTCCACATCGACCAGTGCTCGGGCACGTGCCGGTCAATGCGGCTTCCACCCATCTCCCATTCGACGGACGAGATCAGTGCATGACCCACTTCATTGACCCATTTGGCTTTCATGACAATCTCCTCCGCGCTCTGGGTCGCCACGCCACCCACGGTCGCGAGCACGGTGGCATAATACCTCGGAACGACCGGGTCGACATTGTTCAATGTGAAGATGGGGTCGACGCTCTGTCCTCCAGGCTGAACTTGGACGACATGGTTGAGAATCTGGCCGTTGTTCACGCAGACGCCATATGTCACGTTGGCCACCAGGACGCCATCGTCGACAGTCGCCACATTGCCGATGACGTTGGCCACAACGGGGGTCGCAATGGTGTCGAGGTCGCAGGGGTACAATGTCACCGAGGAGATGGACGGTGCATTCATGACCATTTGGAGACCTTTGGATCCCACAACCGTGATGCCACCCACCGCCACGGGTGAATTATCTGATCTCGCAGAGCACACGTAGGCATTGGCAGCTGGACCCGTGCTTCCGTACGATTTCACGACCATGGAACTTTCGGACGTCGAGCGGGCAAACCAGATGGCAGGTGCGGTGGACACATGCTGCACTCCAGTTATGTGGTTGAGTGTCGACAGGTCAGGCAGGTTGATTTGAAGCCAACAATCGGCCACCAAATCACCAGACCGTGCGATGACGACCGTGCACTTCTTTCCAAAGTCACAGTCTCCAGTCCATGCCTGCTGAACAGATTCCAGGGCAAAGTTGGTGTACCGTCTCCACACCTGTTTGAACAGGGTGATTTGGGGATTGGCGACCAGATATTGATCAGCCGTGCCGACCGCTGCAATTTGCGTGAGTCCTCCCGGCATGTGCACCGCCCTACCGATTCGCCCAGATAATTTTCGCGTGTACTGAACATGGTGGCCGCATCCGATTTCTACCCCGCCAAGCAAATCAAGCCGTACAAATTGTGGATCGGGAGCAAGGCCGACTCCATGAATGTCAAAGCGGCACAACGGCATCACATCGGTTTGGTGGTCAACTGCACGCGGGACATCCCCTTCAGCGTTCCGGGAGTGAAGCGCGTGCGTGTCCCGATCGATGACATGCCGGATGAGAACCCAACGCTCCTCAAAGCGCTGCCGAGAGCTGTGCGGGCTATCGATCTTGCATTGTCACGAGGCCAAGGCGTCTTGGTGCACTGTTACGCGGGCATCAGCAGATCTGCGAGCGTGGTGGCGGCATTCCTCATGGCCCGCGAAGGTCTGACGCCGACCCAAGCCATGGCACGCATCCGCAAAGCCAAGCCGGAGACCTTCAAACCACGAGCGAATTTCTTGCCGACCCTGGGCGCATGGGGCGCTCGAGTCAGTTCCTCGCGACAGCCAAGAACAGGAGGAAAGGTTGGATCCATGCCAAAGTCACGTGGATCATGGTGATCAGACGGGCCGTGTCGGTGCGCGGAGAGATATCGTTGGACCCGACAGCAGAGTGTGTCATGATCGCATAATAGACCTTGCCCCTCGTGGTCACATGGGACTGCGCGGTGAAATGCGTGTCGAAATCGAGCATCATGTACACGCTCAGGAAGGTCGCGAAGATCAGCAAGTTGTACACGAGCGCTTTGCCTGCAAAATCATGCTGAGCGAATGCCAAGAGGTGGTGCAGGGCACCCATGAGTTTATGGTTGACATGGAAAAAAATCACACGACGCGCCAATCGCGAGACACTTGACGAGGCTCCCCGGGCATGAATGACGACGGGAAGTCGACAAAGGCCGAATACCCCTCTTTGGATGCGGGGGGCACGGTATTCAGCGTCGTCTCACTGGCGATGTCCTGGTTTTGTTGGTTTTGTTGGGCTTGCTGGTTTTGCGGTGACGGTGCGGGAGGGAAGGTATTCATCGTCTCATCTTTGGGTCCCAGCGTGCCCAGACTGGCGATGTCCTGCGCTCGTTGATCTTCGAATCCGAACTGAACGGACGCGGGAGTTCCGGTGTCCAGTGGCGCCATGGTCAGGGACTCGGCGGGCGTCAGGGCGGCGATGGGCACGTTGACGTCGGTGCTGTACGCCATGTATTGCGTCACGTTGGTCGACACCGCTTGTGCGGCCAGCTGCAAGACCATAGAATTGAGACGCGATACCTCGGCGTTCACGTCGGTGGGCCAGTTGTCTGCGGAGTCGAGGTACACTTGGCGCATCATGAGCATCATTTCCCAATCGGATTGACGGTCCAACACGAGTCCCAGCGATTGGCGAATGCGGTCGATGAGTGCCATTTGCAACGCCGTGACGTTATCTTTGGAGAAGAAGGCGGTGTTGAGCGGCGTCGCGGGCTGACCAACCGACCGGATGACCGCCAGGGCCACATCGTCGTACAGCTCCGATTTGGGCTTCATGTACAGCGGGAAGGCCTGGGTGCTGTACGGCGGCGAGGTGAGCGTGGGTTGACCGGCGGGGAACATGGCGAGCGGATTGGTCCCATACGTCACGCTTCCGTCCAAACTCGACGACAGGAGACTCATGTGCTATGCTGTACGAGGTGATTTTTTTTGCTTCATTTCAGCTTTGTGACATGCATGCGCGAGCCCCGGTTACGACTGCTGGACTCCGTGCGGCTCGACTGGGACTTGCGCTCGTCGTACGCGGGGTCGTAGGCGCTGTTGTGGAACCGCCAGAACGCCGCCGACCCCATCTTGAAGTTGTGCTCTGGTTTGGCCTTGTAGTAATACAGCGCGTCCTCCAGCTTGTTGGATTGACTGGTGTTGTCCAGGCACAGACACTCGTAATTCTCGGTGGTCGCGTCCATGAGTCTACAGAAGTCTCCCAAGGTGGGCAAGAGACCGAAGAAGTTCTTGTACAGCCTCTCGCGGTTCTGGATGATGGGGTCACGCAGCACGATGCAATAATCGATGTTGCACCGACTGGCGGGGTCGATGTCGCCACAAAATTGCGCGGTGATGACCAGCAAGATCTTCCAGTGCCGTCCGTTGAAAAACAGGGACCGCATGACCTCCGACTTCAGGAAGGACTTGTCGAACATGCAGTCGTCCAGGATGATGAAGACGGGGGTCGCGGTGCCATCCTTGATGCGCTGCTTTTGCACCTTGATGACCTGCTCGAGGACGCCGGCATCGAAGCGCTCGTAAATGAACGAATCGGGGATCCAGTCTTTGAAGAACCCTTGCGCGCTCTCTGTCGGACTGAACACGATGCCCCAGGGGATGTGGCGCTTGTACGACATGAGGTCTTTGACGAGGATGGATTTGCCGGTGCATCGTTTGCCGACCAGCATGATGACCGACGCATCCTTGATCTTCGTGGGATCCAGCTTGCGGAGCTGCAGCTGCATTTCAGTGTGGTCCCAAATTTAAAATTGGCGAATCAACGGACAATCAACGGACAATCAATGGACGAGGCGCAATTTAAAATCTGAGACTCATAGAAAATGCAACGGAGCGTGGCCGTCTTCCTTGCGACCGCGGTGATCTATGTGGGTGCCAGCTTGCTTCCCAGCACACACCCCGCCCTCGGGTGGCTCGCGCAGGGCACGGTGATCACGGGGGCCATCGCGACCTTCTGCGTCATGCGAGCGCACAACGTGACCATTCCCCAGGCCGCCGCCGTGTTTCTGTGCACCGGGTCCCTGGCCGCGTTGTCGAACCTGTCTGCGACCACGTGCTTCCTGAAGAACGAGGACTGCACGAGTCTCTTGCCGCTGCACGCCGCCGTCCTCAGCAACGCTCTCGTCTTGGGCGCGGCGAGTTTCACGTCGTTTGAGGCCTGGGTGGCTTTGGGACTTCCGTTGTGGTTGGCTGTTTTTGGAACTGTGGTGGCTGCCCCGGCCATGTCGTTGGCGGTCATGCCTCTCGTGTCACGCGTCATCAGCTCGCTGGTCTAAATCATTCTGACCATAAATAATTCTAAATAATTTTGTGAGTCCATGGAAAGCCGTGATGATGCTCGACACAGACACGACTATGGGAGTCATGACTGATTATGCGGATGACCGTGAGGACCGCGAGAACCGCTATGAGTCGTCTGCCGATTGCGATGAGCCCACATACCCTACATACCCTACATACCCTACATACCCCACATACCCCACACGCGACACGGATGACACAGATTACACTGGCCGCATGACGTACAGGGGCGGGTCTCGGGGCGGGTCTGGGTGGTCTGGTGAATCGGAGTGCAGTCAACGAGGCAAGGCGGTTATGAGGGCGGTGGTGGCGACCGCGATCCTGGCACTGACGATTGTGGCGACCGTCATGATTTACAAATTGCTGCCATCGTGGCAAGTGGCTCTCTGGGTGGTGCTGGGAGCCGGTCTCATCAACTTTGCCGTCCCTATGAGCGACTTGGCGACCATGGTGGCTCCCGCCCACCTCGCAGGATCCGTGTATTTGGTCGCGTACATTCTGCAGACCTATGCCGGCCTCAAACCAGGAGCTGCGGTGACGGGTGCCATCGTGTTGTTGTGTCTCCTGAGCGTCGCGATTCTCAAACTCGCACCCCGGGCTGCCGACGATACCGACGATACCGACGATACCGAAGACGACTGATTTTTTCTGTAGCACCAGTATAATGACCCCCGCTGTCCTGGTCTTGCTCATGTGCCTGGGTGCCAGTGTGCTTGCGGCAATTCATCAGATGGTGTGTGCACAAGATGTTACAAAGACGAGCAAGTGCGATGTGGCATTCGGAGTTCCCATCGTGTTCCTGCTGGCTGTCGCGTGCGGCATCTCCGGTTTGGCGGTCTTGGCGACCAGTCACACTGCCGGCAAATCCAACTAACCGTCCACAGCCGGCACATCCAATGCTTAGCCTTCCAGCATGCTGAATTCGGGCACGGCAGTGGAGTCATCGGCATCATCATCCTCGCAGAACGCATAGCCCTCGAGCTGGGGACGGGACAGAACGGCGACTTGCAGGACCCGCCAGGTCACGCCAAAGGATGCCTTGCCCACAAACCAGACATTGCCCAGCTCCAGGATCATCTTGACTGTGGACCCCTTGATAATGTAGTCGGGACTCACGGATTGACGGGCTTCGTCGTACACCGGCAAATTGGGCTGACCGTTCTTGATGGGCACCTGCACCCAATGCATCACCCAGTCAATCAGTTTCTATACGTCACACGCATACAGCAGGACACCACTAGAACACACTGTACCACACTAGAACACACACTACCCACCTTGGTCTTCATCTGAGGCGGATAGGGTTTGCCGGTGCGGTCCAGCTTCTTGTCTTGCACCAGCTCACGCATGAACTCCTTGATGATCTCGGGGCTCTTCTTGGGGCCAAACCACTCGTGCGTCGCCGCGGCAGCGAGAAGGGTCGAGTCCAGGGACCGCATGCGTGCGAGGAAATCGGCAAGACGTGGATCGTTGTCGGCGTTCTTGAAGCTTATGTCGATGGAGTAGCTCTGGATTTCTCCGGTGTTCTTGTCGGTGTATGCAGACAGGCCAAAGGGGACGACCACCACCGGAGTTTGGATGGTGACGCGCTTGCGAGAGCCGTCAGGCCCAGGCACAAACACGCCGACCGTCTGTCCTCCCATCTTGTTTTTGTCGGGCGCGGAGAATTGCAGGGCGGACGCATCGAAGGCGGAGTAG